GCCGGAGCCGGAGCCGGAGCCGGAGCCGGAGCCGTCCATGTTCACAACTTCCACTCAGGCGCCGCGGCGCGGCTCACCGCACCGTCGCTGGAACAGGCGATGACCTCGACCACGGTGGTCATCACCACCCGCGACACGACGGGGCACACCTTGCTCCCCTCATGGTCCAGGCCGCGCGCCGCGAGCCCGTGGCACGACGCCGCGCCGCGCCAGTACCACACATTGCGTGCGTCGGTCAGCGTCGCGGACTTCGATGCTGCGTCGAACTCCGCGAGACGCCCGAAGTGGACCCCCGCCAAGTTGTCCGCACGATCACCAACTGCCCTACCAACTCTTGTCCAATGCTCATCGTCTCGCCTCCGCGCCCGATGGGCGCAGTTGTGCTATCGCGCCTGATGGCGCGGTTCATCGTCTCAGTGTGGACGCACTCGGGTCACCCCGCTGCGCGGCGCTTCTCTTCGACGCTGCGCATGGCCGGCGCGTCACCGAACAGGTCGGGGCGCAGGCAGACACGGGTCACCGCGCCCATCGTCGCCCGCTCGATGCGGACGCAAAGGTCGGCGCTCGGGATGCACGCCCCGGTGATGAGCCGGTGCAGGTACGAGACCGAGATGCCAAGCTCATGCGCCAGTGTGTCTCGGCTGTAGGGGCTCGACCTGATGAAGGTGTGCAGGGCGTCGAGGCGGCGGTTCGGTTTCTTCGTATCCATGAGCAGGACATTAACCGCCATTGGATTAGCCGTCAACTGTCTTTTGAAGAAAGTTTCCGGTTGACGCGCTTTCATTCCACGGTTAGCCTACGACGACTAACCAGCCGCGAGGTGACGATGATGTGCAGGTGCTACGACGACACGGGGCAGGCGCCATGAGCTGCTACCGTGAGACGGTGCTGGTGGCCGACGTGCGGCGCGACGGCGGGACGCAACCGCGGGCTGCGATGAGCACGGAGACCATCGAGGACTATGCCGAGAAACTGCGCGATGGCGCACCGTTCCCGCCCGTCGACGTCTACCGAAACGCCGACGGCGTGATGTGGCTCGCTGACGGATTCCACCGCGTCGCGGCGTACGTCCTGGCAGGGCTCGACGCCATCGACGCAAACGTCCATGACGGTGCTCGCCGCGACGCTGTGCTGCACAGCCTCGGAGCGAACGCGGCGCACGGGCTGCAGCGGAGCCCGCAGGACAAGCGCAACGCAGTCGAGCGAGCACTTGCTGATGATGAGTGGTCGTCGTGGTCCGACCGTGAGATTGCGCGCCGGTGCTCAGTCGCCCACTCGTTCGTCGCGAAGGTCAGGGCATCGATGTCACTGGATTCCGAATCCAGTGTCCACACACGAACCTACACCGACCGCCACGGCAACGTGTCTGAGATGGACGTGTCGGGGCGACGTGGGCCCGCAGTCGCCAACCGCATCGACACCGGCGATGATTACGCGCAGTCCGCGCCCGACGTCGAGTGCTACGCGATGGACGTGGCGCCGGCCGACGCAGCGCCGGTGCGGAGCCGAGACGCGGAGCCCGAGCCGCGGCCGCCGGTGGCGCTCGACCCCGCGGCGCAGGCCCGCGCGCACCTCAATACCGCGGCTCATGCGCTCGACGATGCGGCTCGGGCGATGGTCCGCGCAGTGGGGTCGGGTGGCCTCGACTCCCCGGGCGAGCAGACCATCAGCCACCACGTCGCGCAGGTCTGCGCTGCGTCGGGCGACTGCCTCGGCATCTTGGCGCAGGCGTCCCTCGCGCGTGTGAGCGCGGACGAGCATGCGCCCGCGCCTGCGCTTGCGGTATCACGCAAGCGCAGGCGCGCATGCGCTCTCTCTCCCTCTTTAGGGGGAGAGAGAGAGATTGAAAAACCCAACCAAGATCAAAGAGAGAGAGAGAGCAGCGCGATCACGCGCGCATGCGAGCCCACGCGCACGCACGAGGGGCTCGACGCCAGCGACCCCGCGACGCAGGCCGCCTACGCCAGCATCGAGGCCAAGTGGGTGTCGGAGCACAACCACCGTCGCGACATGCACGGCGCAGGTCGGCGCATCACGAGCATTCCGCCGGGGAGCGCCATCGGGGTGTGCCTGCAGAGTTCGCTCGCTGCGGGCCACACCGTCGCGGACATCGAGGCCAAGATCGCAGAGCTGTTCGCGGGCCAGGCCGCACCGAACGCGCGGTGGTTGATCGACCGCCTGACGGACCCGACGCCGGCCCGTGGGCGGGGGCGCGCACCGTCACACGCTGCGCGGGTCAACGAGCTACACGCCTCGGAGCTTCCTGGCATCATCGAGCGCAACCGCACCGCGCGGGCTGAGTTCGAGGCCATGACGCCAGCAGAGCAGGCCGAGGAGCTCCGCGCGACGGCCGCAGGTGAGCGACGATAGAGGTTCGTTCTATACCGGCGGCCACCAATGGTCAGCCGGTCACATCGGTTCAAGGGGTGAACGACGATGACCGACGACGAACGGGGCCAACTCGAAGCACTCGCGCGCCACATCGCGGCGCCCGCGCCGCAACCCCGCGCACCGCGCTCAACCACGTCGCTCAGCGATGCGGTCGACGCTGTGGTCGAGTCGCTCCGCGCTACCGCATCGGCGCGGGCCGCGGCGCCGCCAGCCCGGGCGCCCCGGGCCCCGGCCCCAGGTGATATCGACGTCTATGCCGAGCGCGTGGGGCGGGTCACTCTGGCCCGCGCCCGGGTGTCGCACGAGTGGACGGGGTGTGGGCGGCCTGAGTGCTGCGACGGGTGGGTGCGCGTCGAGGACGACCGAGGGTACGCGTTCGCCGCGCGGTGTGAGGTTTGCGGCGGGCTCGTGGCGCGGGTCGAGGCGTTCAACCGCGCGTGCCTTCCCGGCGCGTCTGCGACGACGGACCTCGCAGACGTCGGTGACGGCGGCAGTCTCGACTGGGCGCGGCTCGACGCCACGGTGGTCGCGCGGGTCGGGCTGCGGTCCTACCTCCGCACCTGGCTCGACGGGTGGGAGCCTGGCGGCGTGGGGGTGATGCTCTACGGCGCGACGGGGACGGGCAAGACGCACATCGCCTGCGGGCTCGTGCGCCACCTGACGATACGCCGCGGGGTGACGTGCCGATACGTCTACTGGCCCGACTTCCTCAGCGCCGTCAAGCGATCGTGGGACGGGGACGGGCGCGAGGACGATTTGTTTCACGCGCTCTGCAGCGTCGACGTGCTCGTGTTCGACGAGATGCGCGGTGCTGGTGGCAACGCGGAGTGGGCAGTGGAGCGGGCCGAGCGCGTCGCTGAGATGGTGGTCGCGGACGGCAAGACGGCCATCATCACCACCAACCTTAGCCCGCACACCGACAACCCGCGCGAGGGGCTCATCGCGGGCATCGGTGCCAGGGCCCACTCGCGGATGCTCGGCGCGACCACGGTGGTCGACGTCATCGCGAGCGACTACCGCAGGCGCGGCGGGTCGAAGGCGCGCACCAACGCATCAACCCCTGCACTGCTCGCGCTTGAACCGCAGGGGTGTGCGTCGTGAGCAGCGATGCACCCCGCCATGTCGTTGCGCTGAGCGGGGGCAAGGATTCGACTGCCCTCGCACTTCGGCTCGCTGAGACTGCGCCATCGGTCGACTTTACCTACCTCTGCACTCCGACGGGTGATGAGTTGCCCGAGATGTTGGAGCACTGGGGCAGGCTTGAGGACATGCTCGGCAATCCCATCGTGCGGGTGTCGAATGGGACGCTCGACGGCCTCATCGAGAAGTGGAACGCGCTGCCGAACGGGCGCCAGCGGTGGTGTACCAGGGTGCTCAAGATTGAGCCATGCCTCGCGTACTTCGCGGCGCTGCCGGTTGGGTCTGTGCTGTACGTCGGTCTCCGAGCAGACGAGGAGGAACGCCAGGGCATCTATTCGACGACGATCGACTCGCGTTTCCCGCTCCGCGAATGGGGGTGGGAGCTGGCCGAGGTGACGGGGTATCTTCGCAGGCGCGGGGTCAGCATCCCGGCGCGCACTGACTGCGCGCGGTGCTACGGTCAGCGCATCGGCGAGTGGTGGGACCTGTGGAAGATGCACCCCAGTATCTACGCAGATGCAGAGGCGCAGGAGACTGCGACCGGGCACACGTTCCGCAGTGCTCAGCGCGACACGTGGCCAGCCGGGCTTGCCGACCTCAGAACCGAGTTCTCGAGTGGCAGGGTTCCGCCCGGGGCGCGGTCGCAGTTGTCGCTGCCTGTCATCGATGATGGGGGCGGCACTGCATGCCGCGTGTGCCGGCTGTGAGCGACGGGTTGCGCCTCGTCGCGGTCCTCGTCGCGGCGTACTGCGGCGTGGCGCTCGGTCACAACCTGGGCGTCGAGGAAGTGCGTGAGGGCGCGGTGCGGGCACAGGCGGTGTGCGAACGGCTCCACGTCGAGGCCGTGGTCACGCGCCGCACACTCGCACGCATCGTCGAGTCGCAGGTCACGGCGCAGGCGCAGGCGACGCGTGAGGACGTGAGGGCGGGTGCTCAGGCGTGCGCTGTGATGGCCGAGACGTGCGCCGTGCCGGGGTGGTGGCTCGACATGGGCGTGGTGCCGCTGCCGAGGGTGGCGGCAGTGGAGGTGGTGAAGTGAACGACAGGTTGCTGCTGCGCTTGATGCGCGGCGCATTCTCCATGCTCGACACCGTGCCAGTCGTGGCGCCGGGCTGTGCCGGCACCGACGCTGTGACGCTGGTACAGGCGATGCTGATGCACGCCGACGGGCTCGCGACGCTGGGCGACGTTGTGGACGGCCGACCGCACACCGTGACGCTCACTGCGCTCGGCCGCGAGGTGAGGGTGCAGAGGGCAGCGCCATGCCGCGACATCGGCGGGATGACGTTGAACGATGCGCGCGCCGTGCTCACTGGGGCGCGCCACCATGCGTGAGATGCACGCGCGAGGGGGGGTCGACACCGTGACGGACCATGAAACGCGGCGCATCCGTGCGCAGGTCGAGGAGCTGCGGGCTCAGGTGCTCAGCGTGGGCGCTGCGCTCCGCGGCCTCGCGACCATCGACGTTGAGCTCGACGACGACGGCCGGGTGGTGCAGTCGCGCCGCCCGATGCACGCGCCGCAGTGCGCGACGGTGGTGGCGCATGGTTGACCCACGCGAGACGTACACCGCCGCCATCGCGGCCATCGCGCTCGGCCTCGCGGTCGTGGCGCCGGCTGCGCTCGTCGTGGCGGTGGCGCTCGACATCGACGCCGCAGTGGGGCGGCGCATGGCCCGGCGTCGGCGCAAGCGCGCGGCGTGGGTCGACGCGGTGGGGTCGTGGTGATGCGCGCCACTCCACGGTGCTGCGCCTGCGGTGCGACCATGCCGGGCATCACGCACGACGGTCACGACCTCGCCGTAGACGGCGCGTCGGGGGAGCGCGTGGCGTTCCGGTGGCACCTCGCGTGCCTCGATGCCGACCCGTGGGCGCAGGCGCTCGGGGACGCGTGCAGCGCCGAGGACGGTGCTGCCGCAGACGCCACGGCGCTCGCGCTGTATCGCGCCTTCCGCGGGGTGCTCATCGAGCGCCACGGTGCGGGCGCGCTGCCCTCGGTCCTGCGCGTGGTGCGGGACATGCCCGACGCCCGGCGCACGCTGCGCCACCCGCGACGGTGGGGCCTGCTCACGGTGCGGGGGGTGGCATGAAGGCGGCGTGCGACCGATGCGGTCTGCCCGACCTCGTGACCGGCATCAGCGGTCGGCCCGCAGTGTGCCTGCGGTGGACGTGCGCTCAGGCGCGGGTGATCGAGGCGCGCCAGGCCCGGGCTGATGCTGCGGTGCGGCGACCTGGCGCCGTGGTCGGTAGAGTGGGGGCGGAGGTGGACGATGAGTGGGGGGCGTGGGCGTGATCGGCCATGCTCCGCTCCGGTATCTCTCGATCTGCTCGGGCATCGAGGCGGCCTCGCTCGCGTGGGAGCCGCTCGGATGGGAGGCGGCGGCCTTCGCAGAGGTCGAGCCCTTCCCATCGGCCGTCCTCGCACACCGCTTCCCCACCGTGGAGAACCTCGGCGATGTCCTCTCGCTCACAGAAACGAGGCTCCGCGCCCTCGGACCAGTTGACGTTCTTGTCGGAGGCACCCCTTGCCAGTCGTTCAGCGTGGCTGGAAACAGGGGCGGCCTCTGCGATGCGCGAGGACGTCTCGCACTCGCCTTCGCAGAAGTCGCGAGCATCATCCGCCCCCGATGGGTCGTCTGGGAGAATGTCCCCGGCGTCCTCTCATCCGCCGGCGGGTGGGACTTCGCGTCGTTCGTTCGCGGGCTGGTCGACGTCGGGTATCGCTGCGCCTGGCGAGTGCTGGACGCTCAAGGCTTCGGAGTTCCCCAGCGACGGCGACGGGTCTTCGTTGTCGGATGTCTTGGAGACGGGGCCGCTGCCCGCGCGGTTCTCGCTCTCGCCGAAGGCGGCCCGAGGGATCTTGAGGCGCGCGGAGAAGCGCGGTCGGTCGCCGCCGGCCGAGCTTCTCGATGCGCTGCGGGAGATCGCGTCGTCGGAGCCCTGACTGGGAGCGACGGTGGGCCCGACGACAACGACGCCCGCGCCGGGCGTCTGATCGTCGGGCATGTGCTGGCGGGCGGCTCTGGCTGGCGTGGGCACAGGGTAGGGGCGGAGGAAGCGGCATCGGGGCATCTGATCGTCGAAGGCGACTCGGCGGACTCGACGCCTGCTCTGCCCCGGCTGCGGGCCGGCTGCGGTCGCGGGGGTGAGACCTACGTCTGCGTCACAGGGGACAGAACCCACGCGCTGTGCGCGGAGGGCGCTGACGCGAGCGAAGACGGCACGGGGCGCGGGACTCCTATCATCACGCAGTGCTACCGCGGCAACCGCCAGAGCGGCCCAATCGACGTCGCGACGGCGGTGAACGCATCGGGATCGCGGCGCTACGACTTCGAGACCGAGGCCTTCGTGGTCAACGCCCGCGAGGACCCGATCGTCGCGCGCAACATGTCTCTGCCGGTGGGCGCGAAGGATACGGGCCACGTGCTCGCCTTCTCCTCGAAGGACTATGGGGCTGACGCGGGGCCGATCTGCCCAACGCTCCGAGCAGGTGGGCACAGCGGGAGCCACGCCAACGGAGGGGCGCCGCCGGCCGTTCTCGACCTCCGGGCCTTCGCGGAGAACTCGCGCGCAGAGGTCCGGCTCGAGGGCGGCGACGGGCTGCGGACGGGGGCGATCTCGGGTGGTGGCGGCAATCTGGGTCAGGCGCTCCCTGCCGTCTTCGGCCGCCGGATCGTGCGCAGGCTGACGCCGATGGAGTGCGAGCGGCTCCAGGGAATGCCCGACGGCTGGACGCAGATCCCTTGGAATGGGCGCCCGGCCGAGGCCTGCCCTGATGGGCCGAGGTACAAGGCGATCGGCAACTCGATGGCGGTGGTGGTGATGCGCTGGATCGGCCTCGGCATCGTAGCCGCTGAGTCCGCGTCGTGAGCCCCTTCTACGGCCTCCGCTGTCCTGCGGTGTCCGCCCGCGCCCGCGCTGCCGTGGAGCGCCACGGCGGCTGCGTTGGGCGGGTCCGTGGGCGTGGCCCCCGGGCCTGGGTGGTGCTGGTGCCGGTGACGTGCAAGGGGTGGAGCGAGGACACCGTCGGCATCCTGCGCGCAACGCTCCCGGGCGGTGCCGGTCTCGCGTGCGTGCCTGGGGCTGGGGTGGTCCACGCGCGGGATCTGGCGGCAGGCGTGGGGCTGGCGTCGTGACCGTTTCCACCACCCGGCACGTCGCCCCGCCCTCGACCTGCAGCCGCTGCGGTGGCCCCTACGCGCGCCGCTTGGACGCGGAGTTGCTCGCCATCGGTCGCACCGAGGCCCCGTCGGCCCTCTGCTGGCGGATGGTGTCGACGGCGCGCACCTGCGCCCCCGACGTCCTCGGCGCGCTGGCCTGGGGCGCCGCGCTCCGACTCGAGGCGGTCCGGGCGCGTGCGGCCTTCGTCGAGATGGTGGGCGCCGGCGGCGCCAAGCCGGGCGCGGTGCACGGTCTACTCGAGCGGGTGCAGGCGGAGCGCGCCGCGCTCCGCGAGGCCCTGGACGCGGTCGGGGCCCGCCACGGGGTGCCGGCCGGCAGCTCGCCCGCCACGGTCATGGCGGCCGTCGAGCGGGCGGCCCTGTCGCCCCGCCAGCGCCTCGCCCTGGCCGCGGTCGAGTGCCTCCCCCGCGCCGACGCGCGCGGCGTGCTGGCCGGGATGCGCCGCATCGACCACCGGGCCGCGCCGGCGTCCATCGGCGCCGCCGGGCGCGCCCTGCGCGAGCTGGCGCGCCGTGGCTTCGTCGAGGTCGTGGGGGTGCGGCCGAGGACGTACACGGCCGCGCAGCGGGGGACGACGTGAGCGCCGGCGGGGGCCCGATGTTCACTCGCCACGCGGTGCACCGCGCGAAGCAGCGGTTCGCGGGCCTGCGTGGCTTCGCCGAGGACGACGTCACGGCCGCCCTGGCCGACGCGCTGCTCGGCGGCGAGGTCGTCTACGAGGAGCCGGGCGGCGTGCTGGTGCGTCGCGCGGGCCGCCGTCACGAGTGGGTCAAGTCGCCCGACGGCGGCGCTGTGACCATCCGGGGCTCGCTGATGCAGCGCCCGGTCGAGTTCATCGTGGACCCGGCGAGCGGGTCGGTGCTGACCGTGATCGACCCCGACGAGCGGGCTGGGGATGAGCGGTGGTTCGGGTGAGGGGCGCGCCGGCCGACGTCGGCCGGGCGCTGAACGGGACAGGTGCGCCGAGGGGCGCGAGGAGCGGTGAGATGGAGACGACCGAGGCATCGGGGTGCGGCTACTGCCAGAGCGGCGACGCGGTCCCGATCGGCAAGAGCGGCGGCCTGAACATCTGCGCGGGTGCGCCCTGGGGCACCTGGACATGGCGAACGACGCGCTCGCGAGCGCCCGACGCACCGTGATCGACCTGGGCGGCCCGGACGCGCCCTTCCTCGACGACGGCATCTGCGCGCTGGTCAACATCGTGCGGCGCGAGCCGAAGATGTGGGCGCAGCGCCTGATGTACGGGCTGGCCCTGGCGCGTGGGGCGCTCATGCCCCTCGACAGCGACCCGGATGACGAGGCGCAGCGCCTCGAGATGCTGCGGCGCACCGAGGTGCCGGAGTCCCCCGACTGGCTGGACCTCGACGCGCCAGGGATGGACGCGGCGCGGGCGTTCTGGGAGGTGAGGGCGGCGAGCGGCGAGGGCGCGCCGGCGGGGCCCGACGCATGACCCGCATCCTCTTCATCGACGACACCCCCTCGCGCCTGGGCCTGCTGCACGACCTGCTGCGGAAGGCGAGCATCGGCGCCGAGGTCACGATCGTCCACCGGCTGACGGCCGATAGCGTGACCGACGAGGACGTGCTCGCCGCCGACGTGGTCTTCTTCGACCACGACCTGTGCGAGGGGCCCGGCTGGTCGCCCTGCCCCCGCACGAAGTCGACCGAGCGGTGCGAGTGCCCGACGGGCTTCAGTCTGGCTGAGCGACTCGTGATGGCCGGCATCGGGCCGCGCCGGGCCGTGGTGCAGAGCGCGAACGCGCCAGGGGCGGCGCGCATCGCAGGCACGCTCAAGGGCGCGGGCTGGCAGGTGGTGGTGAGCCCCATCGATCGGTGGAGCTGGTACGTCTCGACCACGCTCCTGCGCAGTTGGGGCATCGCCGCGGAGGCTGCGTCGTGACCCAGCGCCCCGGCTGGACCCGAGACCCCGACGACCACTGCGACAGCATGCGCGCCGGCATCTTCACCCTGCGAGCTCGCCGTGGGCGCGAACGCGTGGACGGGTGGTGGGCCGAGATCGTGGTCGCGGGAGGGTTCGCGGAGTGGATCGTCGCCCGCAAGCCCACGCGAGAGGTCGGGCCGACCCTCACCCGGTCCGAGGCCCGTGCCGTCGCGCTGGCGATGCGGGACGCCGTCTGCGCCGAGGCCCTGGCCGTGGTGGGGGTGGCGACCCGGGAGCCGTCGTCCGGCCCGCCGCGGCCCGACCAGGGCCCCGGGAAGATGGACCGGCTGACCAAGCGCGAGGCGCAGGTGCTCGCCTACATGATCGGGCAGCAGGTGGGCCGGGGCTACCCGCCGACCATCCGCGAGATCGCACAGCACATCGGGTCGAAGTCGCCGTTCTGGCCGGCCCAGGTCCTCGAACGGCTCACAGCCAAGGGCTACGCCGAGCGCAGGGCGTCGGGCGCGCGCTGCGTGGTGGCGGTGCTCGACGCCGCCGGGCAGAAGGTGTTCTCGCCCTGGGCCGAGCCGGGCGGCGACGCCCCGGAGCCCCCGCACAGCGCCACCGGGGACCCGGTGAGCGCGCGATGAGCGCTCCCGCGCAACCCGGAAGTCCGCGCGTGGGGCGGGTTCGCGACGCTGAGGCCGGCTGAGACGCCGCGGCGCCGAAAACGACCGCTCACCGGCGCTCACTTTGTGATCACGGCCCCCTGAAATCAGGGCGGTTTTCGGCTCGACACTGGACGAATGGACAGTAGTTTCGCGAGGATGCAACGGTGAGCGTCACCGAGCGTGATACGAGCGTCTACCCCACCTTGCTCGAGGGCTGCGGCCTCTCCGAGGCGCAGGGGCGGGCCTTCGACTCGCTGCGCATCCACGGCGTCCCGCCCGGGAAGGTGCCCTCGCTCCTGGCCGAGCACGGGCTGAAGGGGAGCGCCCCGACGGTCCGCCGGTGGCTGGCCGACTCGACGTTGCAGGCGGCCTGGCAGCGATACCACGTCCTCGCGAGCGAGGAGTGGCGCAGGGTGCTGGCGCGTAAGTGCGCGACGATGGTGCTGGAAGGCCACCCCAAGACCTACATTGCCGCACACGTCGGCATCAGCTACGCGACCCTCTACAACTACCTCGCCCTGCCCGAGGCGCTGGCCGTCCTCGGCGCCGCCAGCAACATCGACGGCACCCTCAACGTCATGCTCCGGGCGCGCGCGCTCGAGCGGCTGCTCGACGTCGACCGCAGCGCGCGCGAGGCCTTGGAGTCGATGGTGGACGACGTGGTGGTCACGGCCGCTGGCGCCGCCGTGGAGTACCAGCGCCCGCTGACGCCCACCGAGAAGGAGCGCCTGATGCGGGTGCGCGTCGCCGCCCTCGACGCCGTCGCGAAGCACACGGCGCCGGTCGCGCCGGGCTTGGTGGTCAACAACACCGCCATCGCGGCGGCGGCGGCCGTCACCGACACGTTCTCGGCGCCGACGCCGGACGACGACGTGATCGACCAGGACCACGCGGCGCGAGTCGCCCGCACCGTCCTCCTCGGCGGCTGACGATGCGCCGGCTGCTGCGGACCCTCGCGGCCGCCCTCGCTCTCGCCCTCGGCGCCCAGCGCGACGCCGTCCTCGAGTGGGCGCGCGGCGTGGTCGATGCGGCCGCGGCCGGGTTTGAGGTGCTCGACACCGGGAGCCTTGGCGCCGGCCCGCACGCGGGACGCCGCCGGCCCGGCCTGGCCGAGCTGGTCGACCGGGCCCGGGCCGGTGGGCTCGAGCTGGCGGACCACGACACGGCCGCCGACGTGGCCCGGGCCGTCCTCGCCGAGGGCGACGTCACCCCGCTCCTCGACACCGACACGAAGGCGTGGCTCGAGCGGGCCAAGCCCCGGCTGTTCCGCGCGTCGATCGCGTACTTCATGCGCTACGCGCTCGGGATGCAGGTGGGCCCGCACCACGTCGAGTGGTCGGAGATCATCGGCGCCCGCCTCGAGAAGAAGGAGCGCGCGTACCGCAAGCTGGCCTTCCTCGCCGCGCGCGGGCACGGCAAGAGCGCGTTCTGGTCCTTCGCCTACCCGGCCTGGCGTAGCTGGCGCGACCCGGACACCACCGGGCTCCTCATCAGCAAGACCGACGCGCAGGCCTCCGACCTGATGCGCGTCATCAAGGACGGGAAGGCCTTCGAGGATGAGGACGGGCAGCGGTGGTCGATGCCATCGGCCGCGATGGTCGCCGAGCTGCGCGACATCGTGCCGTCCACCTGGGAGAAGCAGTGGACCACGGAGCGCATCTGGTTCACGAACGGCTCCAACTTCCGCGCGAAGACCTTCGGCAAGAGCTTCCGCGGCGCGCACGTCGGATGGATCGTGGTCGACGACCCCCTCGGCGACGACGCGCAGTACAGCCAGCGCGCCCGCGACAAGGCGCGCGACTTCCTCTACCGGGCGATCGCCCCGATGCTGCTGCCGGCCGCTGGGTCGCAGCTCGCGGTGGTGGGCACGCCGCTGCACGGCGCCGACCTGCACACCGACCTGGCGCAGAACGCCGAGTACCACCACGCCCGCTACCCGGGGCACTGGATTGACCCCGAGACCGGCGAGGATCGATTCCTGTGGCCGGCCCTGAAGGATGCCGCGTGGCACGCGAGCGAGCAGGCCACCAACGCGCTCGCCTACCAGCAAGAGATCGAGCTGCGCCCCGCGAGCGACGTCAACTCGCTGTTCCCCCCCGAGCTGTTCGAGCGCCACCCTACGACGAAGGACGCCACCTTCGTGCTCGGGCAGTACACCGCCGAGGACTGCGCCGAGCTGGGGTGGACCGTCGTGTTCGGCGTCGACTTCGCCATCAGCGCCGAGGTGGGCGCGGACTACACCGTGATCACGGTGGTGGCGGTCGACGCCTTCGGCTTCCGCCGGCTCATCGACTGGCAGCGGGTGAGGGGGGCGCCGCACTACCAGCAGATCGGGATGATCCGCACGCTGGCGGCCCGGCACCAGCCGGCCGTCATCAAGGTCGAAACGAACGGCTTCCAGGTGATCTTCGCGCAGGACCTCGAGCTGCGGTCCGACCTGCCCATCAGCCGGTCGCCCACCGGGACCGAGAAGCACAACCTGCGCGTCGGGGTGCCCGGGCTGCGGCCGGGGTTCGAGGCGGGCAAGTGGCGCTTCCCCTACGGCGACGCGGCCAGCCGCGAGGCCACGGACCTGATCCTGTCCGAGCTGGCGGAGATCCGCATCATCAACGGCGCGGTGGTCTCGACCGGGCAGCACGACGACACCGTGATGAGCCTGTGGCTGGCCGACAAGGCCTGCCGCACGGGCGCGGGCTGGGGCTACTCCATCCTGGGGGACGACGCGGACCCCTACGCCGCCGAGCGCGAGGCTGAGGCGGCCGAGGCCGAGCTGAACGGCGAGGACGCGCGCCGGGCGCGCGCCGAGGCGGACGCGGCCACCGCTGCGGCGGCCCGGGGCGCGCCGACGGCGGCCGAGTCCCTGGCGGCGCTGGTCGAGACCGAGCGGCGCGAGGCCCGGGCCGCGATGGCGGCCAACCGCACGCCGCCGGCCGAGGACCCCTTCGACCTGGCGGGTCTGCCCCGGCGGCCCGCCGGCCCCACCGTGAACGCGGGGGCCGTCCGGTGGTCGCAGGCGCTCGAGCACGCGACCGAATCCGAGATCGCCGAGGCGTGCAGCTACGTGTCGGCCGACGCCGCCGGCTTCGTGGCGGCCTGGAACGCCTTCTCGAGGGTGGGCGGGGGGATGGACGTCGCGGCCGCGGCCAAGGTGCTCCCGACCGAGGTGGTGGGCGCTCTGCGCGTCGTGAGCGTCGAGGCCCTGCGCGCGATGATCATGGACCTTCTCGGTTTGGGTTGAACCCGCTTCAATGGGGCCATACCATGCCCGGCATGGGTTCCCCCACGCTTCACCAAGCGGTCGCCGCGCGTCGCGCGTACCTCGGCATGAGCCGCCACGATCTGAACGTCGCGCTGACGGACGGGGAGGGGCTCACTGCCCCCGAGCGCGCGCGTCTGTCGGCGGTGCTGCGCGGTGCTGCGGCGCCACGGCCCGGCGAGCTGGACGCCGTGGCTGGCGCACTGGGGCTCGCGTCCATCGAGGGGATCGGTTGGGGCGACGTCCTCGACGGCGGCCCGCTGGTCGACCGGGCTGACCTCTGGCGGCGCGTCCATGTGCGGCGGGCCGTCGTCGGCGGCCCCACGGTCGACGCGCTCGCCGGGGCCGTCTTCCCCGATGTGCCAATCGCCACCGCGAGGGTGTCGCTCCGGCGTCTGCTGGACGGGCGACGGGCGGATGGGCGGGAGTACACCGAGCCGCTGGGCGCACGGCGGCAACTCGCCGCGGCGCTCGGGCTGGGCGTGCGGGACCTCGACGAGGGCGCCAGGTGGATGGCGCTCGTGGATGCCCCTACGCGGGCCAGGGGGCGGCGGTGAGCGGGCACATGGCCGACGAGGTGCGCGACCGCGTGCAGTCCATCCTCGACGGGCGGAAGGCATCGCTGGCGGCCGGGCCGCGCACGATGGCCGACCTGGCGCACGCGCTCGGGACCAACCGCAGCACGCTGCACCAGTGCATCGCCGGGACGCGCGCGCTGACGCTCAACGGCGAGGGCGCGGTGACGATCCGGCGCATCGCCGAGGCGCTGGGCGTGGGCATCGCGGACATCGCTGGTTCGGGCGACGGTTCGGGCGACGGCGGCGCGTAGGGTGCTGAGGTTGCAGTCGATTCCAGAATAATCGCGCCAGTGCTAACAAATTGTTTGCATGGTGCGGCCGCGGGCACTAGGGTTCGGTCACAAGGTCGGCAACGGAGCCGGCCCGAACACGGGAGACAGGGCATGAAGACCAAGACCGCCACCATCCGCATCGCCGAGACCACCACCGTTCGCCAGGGCGACGGGCCCGCCGTCGCGGTCGTCGACCCGGGCAAGTACCGCGTCACGATGCCCGCGGACTACGATCCGAGGCTCGTCACGGCCGAGGACATGGTGCTCGACGGTGCCATCAGCTACCAGCGAGTCTGAGTCGCGGTCGTATGGATTTTCCGCGCCGGCAGCGGAGCCGGCCCGAACACGGGAGACAGGGCATGTACTTGAACGAGCACCAGATCCAGGCCGTGATCGACATCGTTGCGCCCGCGGTCTTCGCGGACGGGCTGCACGCCCCGGCGGACGGGGCGGACCCGAGCGAGTGGTATGCGCTCGTCGGCGCCTACCCGATGAAGGACGGGGCGGCGGCGCCGACGTTGGCGCGCATCGCGGCGTCGGGCGCGGCGTCGCACGTGCACCAGATGCTGATCGGCGACGACGCCCGCTGGAACGCGAACGAGGCGCTCCGCGAGGCCGGCTGCGTCTACGAGGCACTGGCCGAGGCCGCGGCTGAGAAGTCGCGCCACCGCGAGGCTGATGAGTGGCGGGCCAAGCAGGCGGCGGCCACGGCCGCCCGATTCTGACCAACTGGGCAACGCCGCAACGGGGGTGGGCAACATGGACAGCAACAGGTACATCGTCATCGGCCAGGGGCGAGCGTGGGGTCTCGGTGAGACGCCCGAGGCCGCAGTCGAGGACGCGAAGGCCTGGCTCGGCCAGGAGGCGGCCGACGACGAGCTCTTCATCGAGGCCATCGCCGAGGCCCACGCCGAGGGCGGCGACGGTTTCTTCGTCGCGGTGGCGACCGAGCGACTGGCCGACGCCGTCCGCAAGCGCGGCGGCGTGGTCCAGATGGACGTCGGCCGCGGCTGGCGCCCGACCGCCGACCTGGCCGACCTGACCGCCGACGACCTGGACATCATGGCGTCGCCTGCTGCGCAGCAGGCGGCGGCAGACCGTTTCATCGAGACGGCTGGCGGCCGCGCTGCGGCGGTCGAGTTCGAGGCGAGGGTGCTTTCCATCGGTCGGGAGCTCCTGCCGGATGTTGCACTGGCCGTGCTCGACGGCGGCGATGGCGCCTGCGCCTACTACGACTGGCTCCTTTCCCAGATGGATGACTGACCGAACCGATTGAGACCCCAGCGCGCCGCGCCCTCGACTGAGCCCATGCCTGTGCGGCCACCAGACCCCGTGACAGAGGTTCAGTGCGCTGCTACGATGCCCGCGTGTCGCAACACCCCGGGGCGCGCGCGTGGCTGTCCTCCCCCACCACCCGATTCAGCCCGGCGCCATCCGGGGCGTGCGCCCCCTTCCGCCCTCGCTCGATGGGCTCGGCCTGACCGACACCCAGGCCGCCACCGTGGCGCGACTGGCGCGTCGTGGCAGCGTCAGCGCCGCCTCGCTCAGGTGGTTCCCGGCCGACCTCGCCGCGCGCGTCGTCGCCCGGCTGGCGGGTGCCCGGGGCGGTGAGCGCGACACCCCCTCGCCCGACGCCATCGAGGCGGTCGAGTCGATGGGGGATGCGTCCGAGCGGGCCGCCCTGCAGCGGGCCGCCCACGACTACCCCTCCGACCCGGACTACCGCGGCGCCTACCTCTCGAGCGCGAGCGACGCCGAGGTGCGGGAGTACGGGCAGCGGCACCGGCGCCAGCTCGGGCGACTCGGGGCGAGCCTGGCCGAGAATGGGCGCGGGGCCCTCGCGAAGGGGGAGGGTGTGAGCAACCCGCTCCTGGCCGCTGCGCGCCGGCTGCGCGGGGCGGACGGGGCGTCCGGCGGGGGCGACGCCCAGGTGGACGGCGCCGTCGTGGTCGGGCCGCCGCCTCGGCCCAACCGCGCGGAGTACCCCTACGTCGGGACCATCGACTTCCAGGGCCTGACCATCCTGGTCGAGACCCAGCGCGGCGGCACGCGATCGGGGACCGACGCCGACGGCAAGCCCTGGTCGGTCACGATGCCGGCCCACTACGGCGAGTTCGCCGCGACCGAGGGCACCGACGGCGATCCGGTCGACGCCTTCGTCGGGCCGAACGGCCACGCGCCCTTCGCCTACGTCATCCACCTGCGCGACCCGGCGACGGGCGAGCACGACGAGGACAAGGTCTTCGTCGGCTTCGGCACTGCCGACGACGTGCGGGCCTGCTTCGGCGCCGCCTACAACCGCCGCGACCTCAAGATGGGGACCGTGCGCAAGCTGCCGATGGGCGAGCTGCGAGCGTGGCTGGCGCAGCGGGGCGGCAAGAAGATCGAAGGTGGAGCGAGCCTCGCGAAGGCCGTGGGCGCCCTCGACGCCATCGCCGAGTGCGAGGTGCCCGACTGGCTGGGCGAGCGCCTGTACGCGGCGCAGGCCTCCGACCTGGCGAAGGGGGCAGGGCACAAGTACCTGCGCCGCGTCCCCACCGGGAACCCCAAGCGCCCCTGGCGCTACTTCTACCGGGTGAGCGGCGGCGCCGGCCTCGGCCACGCCGACGAGATGAAGGTCGGGGCCGCGTTCAAGCTGGACGACGACGGGACGTCCGGCCACTTCCACATCCAGGCGGTCGACGGCGACAGGGTCACGATCCGCCACGACGAGACCGGGGCCGTGCACGTCGTCGAGCGGCGCGCGCTGGTCGCGATGCTCCACGCCCACCACGCGACCGCCATCGGCGAGCACCGCGACCAGATGGGGCGCGACATCGCGGCCGCCGGCAAGCACGGGACCGCGAAGCAGCGCGCCCGCATCGCCGCCGAGGCGGCCCGGTACGAGCACACGCGGCACCTGGGGCAGGGTGGGGGGGCGACGGCGCCGGTGCCGAGCGCGCCCACGCCAAAACACGGCGAGCCGGGCAGCCGCGTGACGTGGCAGCAGCACAGCAAGACGCTCAACAGGTACATCCGGCGCGCGGGCACCGTGCGCGATGTGCTTCCCGATGGGAAGGTTGTCGTCATTCGGCACACCGGATCGTCTTCGACCGTGTCGCCAGGCGCGCTGTCTCCGGCCAACGACAGCCACTTCGACGAGGCTGCGGCTGACAGCGACGCGCTCGGGGCCGCTCAGACCGGGCAGGCCGAAGGTACGGCCGTCAAGCACCACCACGCGAAGCCGACCGACGCACAAATGCAGGCGATCGACGGCATGCTGGGCCGGGCCGGCTACCGCTTCCGCGACGACGCCATCAAGGCGGCGCTTGGCGGCCTGTCCGTCGGGGGGCTCAATCGGTCGGATGCGTCCAAGGTGATCGACCACCTCAAGGCGAAGCTGGATGCCCCCGTGGCGCCCGCGGCGCCCAGCGCGAAGGTGCTGGCCTTCCCCGCGCGGCCGCAACCCGCGCCGGCTGCAACGCCGCCTGTCGAGCGGGACGCCAACGGCCGTCGCATCGGCAAGCCCGGCGATCGGCTCCACTACACCGGCGACATGGCGAACCAGCCCCGCAACGGCGAGATCGTGAGCGCTGTCAAGAGTGGGGAGTGGGGCGACCGCTACGTCGTCCGGTGGGACGACGGCACCGAAAGCAGCGTCACGCACAGCATGGTCGCCCGCGACTTCGGCGACCGCGGGGCGCGGTTCAAGTGGGAGGACGAAGACCCGCGCGGTCCCCGCTCCCCGGAGGGCATCGCCGAGGGCAAGGCCCGCGCCGTCGCAGATCGCGAGAAGCGAGACGCAGAGGCGGCCGCCGAGAAGAAGGCCCACCAGGAGGCAACGGCCGGCTGGCACCCGCCGGCGGACCGCGGCGAGGCAGTGAAGCGCATCAAGGCCGCGCTCGAGGCTGCCCACCCAGGTGGGGGTTGGAGTGTGCGCGGCAGCTCCGGCACCGCCTACGGGTGGATTCACGTCGACGGCGACGCAGACGCGCTCCGAGCGTTGCGCCGAGAGCAGCACCTGGGTTTGGACATCATCAGCCCGGATGGTCGCGACGACACCCTGCGCCGCCTCGAGCAGCACGCGGGCCTGTTCACGCCCGGCAAGGGCCACCCGGCCGGAAGCGTGGCGGCGAAGCACAAGGCCGACGCCGACAAGGTCGCAGCCGCGAAGGCCGAGCACGGCGACGCCACCTACCACGTGGGCCAGGTGGTGACGCTGCACGGCACCGGGCGGCGCTACGTCGTGACCGGGTGGACCGACCACGGGAACGGCCGCAGCTACACCGCGCGCGCCCTGTCCGGCAGCGTGAAGGGCAGCGGTCCGAGCGGCATCAGGGCCGACGTGATGGCGCCCCACCCCGACCAGCAGGTCGAGTTCAGCGGCGCCGAGGCGTCCCAGCGGCGCGCGGCGGCCCTGCAGGAGATCGCCACGGCGGGCGGCGACGCCGACCAGCGAGCCGAGGCCCGCCAGGCCGTCATGGCCGGTCGGGCGGCCCGCGCCCCTGCCGAGGTCGGGCCGGCGGGGCCGCCCGCCACGGCCCCGCAGCCCGCCGACAGCCTCGAGCGAGCCAAGGCCGCGCTCGCGTCGATCCCTGCCCCGGCCCCCGCAGCTGGCGGCGCGCACCCACCCGTGGCCTTCATCGGCGAGGTGGTCGAAGGCACCACGCAGAAGCGCGGAAACAAGGTCTGGTCGGTCCCGCACACCGGGTCGATTCCACCCGAGCAGTTCGCGGCGATGAAGGCGGACGCCGAGGCCGTGAAGGGTTACCACCTGCGCGGGCAGGGCTTCACCTTCCGCGACCCGGCACACGCCCGGGACTTCGCCGCGCGGTGGGGCGCAGGCGGGACGCCCGTTGCGCCGGCTGTGGCCCCCCAGGCCGCCGTTCAACCCGCGCCGCCGGCACCGCCCCCGGCTGCCCCCAAGCCGAGCGCATGGGACGCCGCCGCGGGTGCGGGGGAGTCGTGGCGCCAGAAGCGCGCCGAGAACGCCGGTGTCGAGGGGCGCCGCGCCGACGTGAAGGTCACGCCGGCCGCCGGCGGCTCGCACAAGCACCGCCTGGTCATCGACGGCAAGGACCGCGGCGAGCACTACCTCGGCGACGCACGGCGCATCGCCGCCGAGACCGCCAGCGAGGGGCAGGCGATCCGCAACCGCGACCGCAACGCGGCAGCGGCGGTCGCCGCCCGGGCGAAGCTCGGCCTGGACCCCGCGAACGCCCCCGCGCCGGTGCCCGAGAAGATCCAGCCGACCCGCCAGGAGAGCGCCGAGGCCATGACCGCGCGCCACGCGGCCGAGGTCGCGGCCATCGACGCGGGGGACGGCAAGATCCTCGACAAGATGAAGGCGCGCGACGCGGCGAAGGTCCGGCACGAGGTCGAGGCGTTCGAGGCGGGCCACAAGTGGCAGGACCCGCGCGAAGTGCAGCAGGCCCTGGACCGGGCGCGGCAGCGGGGCTTCAACACCTACGGCGGCAAGCGCGAGCTCGGGTACAAGCACCACGGCGTCGAGCACCTGCGCGCCGCGCTCCCGGCAATCATGGGCCGGCACCGCGCACACCAGGAAGCCCAGGCCGCGCGCGCCCGCGCCACGGGGAGCGCCGAGGCGCGCCTGAGCAAGCTGTACCACCACCTCGCCGGTGGCGGCGCGTGGCGGACCGACGCGCCCGACGTGGGCGAGGTCGTCACGCACCGGAACGACACGCTCGAGGTGGCGCGCGTCGGCGGCCGCAACGCCCGCGTGACCGCCCACGGCGCCCCGGACGGGTCCGGGCACCTGCGCGGGCACCACGAGCTCGGGATGCCGCACCGCGAGGCGATGGACGCGGTCATCAGCACGGCGTCGGACGACGACCTCGCGGCGATCGCTGCCGCGGACCCGGCGCGAGGCGGCATTCAGGCCAAGACCCACCAGGGGCCCTACGGGTTCGGGGTGGCCCACGCCGCGGCTGAGGTGGAACGACGCAAGGCCGCCGGGACCTGGCGCCCCTCGCAGGCCGCCCCCGCGCCGCGCGCGCTCGCCGAGGTCCACCAGGCGATGCAGGCACACCGCGACGGGCGCAAGGCCCAGCGCGAGGCCGATGCAGACAGGAAGGATGCCCGCGCCGTCGTCGCCCGCGCGGACCTCGCCCGGCGCGCCGCGTCGCAGGCCGCGCCGGTGTCCACGCCGCGCCGGACCGACGCGCAGAAGCACGCTGCGGCCATCGAGGCGGTCGGCGGGTCCGGCGCGTCGGTCGACCACCACGAAGGCAACGTGACGGTGGTGCGCAAGGATCACCGCGGCGTGGGCCCGTCGTGGTCCGTGGTCGAGCACCACGACGACGGCACCACCACCGAGCACCGCGACGGGTCCACCGAGAAGCGGCGCGACGCCCGGGCCTACGCCGAGGACCTCCGGGCGGTCCACGCGCGCGCCGGCAAGCCCACCCGTGAGCACCTGCAGACGGCCGCCGATCTGGACCACGTCGCCGAGCACATCGGGCACGCCTCCTTCGAGGTGCCCGAGCACCTGCGGCACCAGTACGAGACGCCCGACCGATCCCACGACGGCGTGGTGCGGGCCGACACCTGGACCACCACCTCCGGCATGCCCGGGCACGACCCCCACGGCGCCGAGCGGTCCCGCGACTCACAGCGCATGCGCGAGATCGCGGGCCAACTCCGCGGTGGGCACGCCAACGTGGACGCGCGAGGGTCGCACCGCTGGGGCACGGGCGGCGGGCAGTTGGCCGGCATGGAGGGCGGCTACGCCACGTCCCGCGAGAAGGCCCGGGAGCGCGCCGAGCGCGACCCGCCGGCCTACGCGGAGCACGACCGTGCGCCCCGCGCGGTGGACAGGGACAGCCTCACCGCCGAGGCGGCGCACCTCACCGGGAAGTGGCGCGCGATCATGGCCGGCAAGACCCACGCGACCGACACGAGTGACAGCGCGAACGCAGCTCGCACCGCGTCGGGGAGCGCCGTTCAGCAGGCCTGGAACAACGGCTACACCTTCGAGCGCGGGGCCTGGCGCGACGGCGACGAGGCGGCCCTCTACAACCTCGACCAGAACGCGGGACACCGGCAGAAGGCCGCAGTCGAGAGCCTCCGCGCGGCCGGCGTTCGTCCTGTGCCGCACGGGCACTTCCCGACGCGCGAGTCGGGCCCGGCGGCGAAGCTGCTGCCGGCCCCCCGGGCCGGCAGCTCCCCGCTCGCCAAGGCCTTCGTCCGCGCGTCCGGCCCCCTGCGACCCCTCGACGCACTGGTGCAGCGCGCCCGGGCCGCCCGGGGACTCGCCGCATGATCCCTGGGCACCTCGGTTTCGCCGGTCAGCGCCCGGCCGACGACGCATCGTCGGACCTCGAGAAGGCCCGCCTGAGCGATGAGGACCCGCGCGCCCGAGAGGCGCGCGAGCTCGCGGCCGGGCCGCCCCGCGGCATCTTCACGGACCCGGAGACGACGATCCTGCGGGGCGGCTACGGACGCGGCGAGTACCTGCTGCGGCCGTCGCACCTCAACCACGCAGTGCTCCGGCGCATGACCGCCGTGACGCCCGTGGCGGCGATCATGAACGTCATGGAGTCGGCGCTCGCCGAGTTCTCGGTCCCGCAGGACAACCCGCGCCTCCCCGGCTTCGCGGTGCGACTGCGCGACCGCGAGGCCAACGCGACCCGCGCGGCCAAGCGCGAGATGGCCGAGAAGGAACGCTTCTTCCGCGAGTGCGGCTACGGCTACGCCGACGAGCACGACCGGCCGGACCTCGAGGGCTTCGTCAAGCGGACCTTCCGTGACTCGTTCGCCTACGACCAGGCGCCCGTGCAGCTCGTTCCGAGCGAGGCCGAGGCGCGGTCCCGCGGCTTCGACGGCACGGTCGGCGCCGGCCTGCGTCGCGCGCCCAAGGCCAGCAAGCCCTACGAGCCGGCCGAGTTCCTGCCGATGGCCGGCGAGTCGATGCGCCTCGCGACGCCGCCCGACGACGGCGGGAAGCACCCGGACGACGCGGGGGCGGTGCTCCGCTACGTGCAGGTCGACTCGCACGACCTGCCCGTGGAGGCCTTCACCCGCGACGAGCTGGTCTGGACCGTGCGTCACCCCCGCAACGACCTCGCCGTGGCCGGCTACGGCTACAGCGAGTGCGAGATGCTGGTGGACGCGCTCGGCGCCTGGCTGCACCCCTGGAACTACAACAAGAGCTTCTTCCGGCAGGGGGCGCAGACCAAGGGCTTGCTGAACCTCGTCTCCGACAAGGAGGCGGGCCCGCCCCCGGTCGAGATGCGCGAGGCCTTCCAGCGCGACTTCAAGTCGATGGTGTCGGGGCCGCAGAACGCACACCGCGTACCCCTGATCTGGGGCGGCGAGGCGCGCTGGGTCAGCCTGTCGGGCACCAACCGCGATCTTGAATTCGCCGAGTGGATGAACTTCGTGACGAAGTGGCTGTGCGCGATCTGCCTGATCGACCCGGCCGAGGTCAACTTCGTGTTCGGCAACACGGGCCAGTCCGGCTCGCTGGGCGGCGACAACACCCGGGCCAAGACCGACGTGTCCCGCTCGCGGTGGCTCCGGCCGCACGTCAGACACTTGTTCAAGGTTCTGAACAAGATCCTGCGCCGCCTCCCCAACGGCGAGGACTTCGTCATCGCGCCCGCCGGCGTCGACGTCGAGAGCGAGGGCGACCGGCTCGACCGCATCATCAAGCTGGTCGGGCACGTCCAGACGGTCGACGAGGCGCGGGCCGAGCTGGACCTCGACGCACTGGGTGAGGGGAAGGGCGGCGACCTCATCCTCAACCAGACCTACCTGCAGGGTATCCAGGCGATGCAGGGCGGAGGCGATGGCGCGCCCGGCGCTGACGGCCCGCCCGGTGCCGACGACCCTGACGACGACGACGGGGCTGACGACGACGAGGGCGCGGCCCTGGCGTCGCGACTGCTGAACGCCAAGCCGGGCAAGGCGGCACGCAAGCCCAAGGGCAAGGCCCCATCCGGCCGCCAGCCGTCCGGCGACGCCGACGACGCCCAGAAGTCCGTCGACGCGCTCCACGACCGATTCGACCGGCTGGAGGGGCTCGTGAAGTCCCTCGCCGACAGCAAGCCCGCGGGCCCGGAACGCCCGCACGAACCCGCCCGGCAGGTCCGGGC